ATCTTGAACTGGGGAGTTATTATCTGCTATTTGGATTTCAACGTTATTTGGTAAATATTTTTTATAAATGTTCCAAATAGCTAAGCTTTCATCTTTTGTTACACCATCTCTATCCTTATGGCCTATTAAAATAAGTACTTTATTTACTTCAGGTCGTTTAGCAATTTCACTTACCAAATAAAAATGACCTGCTGTAGGTGGTTTATAACCACCAGGTACTAACGCTATAGAAGGTTTTGTTTCTTCTAGTATAGGTTGTATAATAGATTCAACTAGTTTATTCATTTACAAATTGATTTACTTTTTGTTTAGCTTCATCAAAAGTATCAAATTCTTGTTCTATATCAAGCAAAGATTGAATTTCTTGATTTGTTTTTTCTTTATCAGCTTTTGATTTTTCTAGTTCCTCAGGTGTTTTAGGTTTACCTTTTGGCATAGGAAACAACTGTTGAATTTGTTCAGGATTAAATGATTTATCTACATCTTCAGGATCATTGTTTACTATAACAATGTTATTACCAAATGCTTGTCTATATAAATCTATGTTTGAAACTAAACCTTGCCAACTTTTTAATACTGCTATTGTAGGTAAACTTCTACCTCGTTCAGCATTTCGTTTTAAAGACGTCATAGGAGAAACATAAATCATTACCATAAATGTTTTATATCCTCTATCTTCAAGTTCTTGTTTTTTCTTTAATAATGGTTTTGAAGCAGCTCCTGTACCATCAATTATAATATTCTGGAGGGCTCCTATAGCTTGGGTTTCTTTTTCTTTGGTTGTTACTCTAGCTTTGCCCATTAATTTAGCAGCAGTAGACAATTCTTCAGGGGACATAGAAGCAAAATCTTCCTTACCTAATTCTTTTTTAAGAAGTTCTTCATAGTCCTCATCTACATTTATCATTGTAAATCCTTTAATTCCTAATTTATTTAAGGTAAAGGTTTTACCTGCACCAGCAGGACCTGCCATAAAAATAGCTTTAGGGGAGGATTGGACTTCCTTTAACAATTGAACTAGACTTATCATACTTATACATATTATAGATCTCGCTTAACTGATGTTTTAAATTCAGTAAATGTAGGTGAATGGGTAGGGTTTTCTAAATCAAATAGACGTTTAACTGTTTTAAAAATATCAATATTTTCTTCAAATGTTCTAGTAGATTCAACTACTTCCCATCCTTTACCTTGCATTTTATCTTTTTTGGTTCCACGTTTAGATGACTTAAGCCATAAAATACCATAACGATCTATTTTTTTTCCAAAACATTCTTCGTAACATTGACCATAAACTGAGGTTTGTAATTCATATACTGTTTGAAGTTGGTTAGAAGTTTTTAAATCTAACAACCAAATTTCACCATTAATTTCAACAATCAAATCACAAGTACCTGCTATTTTTAATATATCTGAAAATAAATGGACTTCAGTTTCAATTAAAGTAGGTTTAAATGTTTCCCAAAATTCAACAAAACGTAAAAACATTTGCCATACATCTGGGTTATGTTGAGGGCGTCCATAAGCATCTAAAAAATTTAAATCTTCACCATTTAAATAAGCTTCACACAGTTCATGTACTTGGGTACCTTCTTCAGCTGCTTTTTTAACAATGTAGTCAGCTGAAAAACCAACTTGTTTAAGCCAGTTTTCAAAAAATTTACCTTTAGGATAATATGATAAAACATAAGTAACGGATGGGTAATATTTTCCATTTCTTCTGTAATATCTAGAATCTGGTAAGGTTATTTGTTGAGCGTCTTCTGAAATTTCTAAAATTCTATCGTAAGATTTTTTAATGTTCCTTTTTTTCATATCAAGGATAATTTTTTCTCCATCAACTTATATTGTGTAAGTGGAGTTGTATTTTGGATTAATTTTGTAAAATGTTCAAATCCCATTTCACTTGGGTCTTTCCCTTTAAGTTCTACTAAATATACTTCCTTCCCAATATCTAAAAGTTGTTCACAAAATCCAAGGGCTTGTTTAATAGCATCATTATCTAATGCAATGTATATTTTTTGTACTTTTGATTCTACTAGTTTTTTCATTAAACTAGGTTGTATATTTTTACCAAATAATGGTATAACATTTCGTTTTATAGCTAAAGCGTCAAATGGGCCTTCACACAATATTATAGGTAAATCCCAATTAACAAATAATTCAAACGCGATTATATCGCGTGACACTTCCGGATTGCGGTATTTGACATAAGGGTCTTTTTCAAATGATCTCGCGGTAAAATAATTTAATCTGCCAGTAGCATCATACGATGGGATAACTATCATTTTAGAATACTGCCCAGAATCACAATATCCAATATTATACTTTAAAATATCGGCTTTAGATACATTACGTTTTTTAAGATAAGAAACAGCATGTCTAGCTGCTATGTCTGAATTTTGGGTAAAAGTTTTAAATTCTTTAGGTAATTCTAAAAGGGAATGTTTTACTTCTCCTATATCTTCAACAGTAACGTTTTTAACTAGTTTACCTAACTCTTGAAAATAACTAGCATCTACTTGGATTTGTTTAAATAAACTTTTTATAGTTTTACCTCTTTTACCACACACCCAACATTGCCAAGGGTTATGCCCTTCTTTATTTTCAGTAAAATTAATTTCTAATTTTGGTTTGTGGTGGTGGCAAAATGGACAAGTATACGCTTGATTACCTCTAGCGGTACGTTTACCTGCTCCTAATTTAGAATTAACTAAATTGACTAAAAGTTCATTTACCATATTTTAAATGTATGAACTTAATCTACAGAAACAAAGTCTTTTGAATAAAATTTGCCTAAAATATTATCATTAATCCATTCATCTGGTTTTTCTAAAACTTCATATTGAAACAAATACTTACATTCAAGATAAGTTAACATTTTCTTACTTGGGGCTAAACATAAAATTCTTCTAAAAAAATCATTTTGTCTACCTTGTTTTATAAGTTCAACTATAGGTTTAGCAGAACCATAATATGTTTTCCAATCAGATTCTTTTTGAATAACTGTTGTCAATGATTTTCTACCTCTAGTTACGGGTTGTTCAGCTAGTTCTTTTTTAGTGAGTTTTTTCTTTACATTATGATATAAAGATTTTTTACCTAAATATGATTTACCAGATGGTTCATGTACTGAAATATAAATAAAACCGTATGTTCCTTCAGGGAAATCTTCTAAGGATTCTATCCTTTTATCTTTGTATAACCAATTTGACATAAAATTTATAAATCTAAATTAACTAATATATTCATATCTGTTACAGCAGATAATGGGAGGGGTTGGGATAGTTTAGCTACTGCTATTAAATCATAATTATTATTATATAAACCTACTGTAGTTACAAATGGGTTAAAATAAGAACCAGTAGCATAATCATATATAATTCCACTATTTGTGCTTCCTGAGATTAGAGTTGGGTTTTGTGAGAAATTAAATTCGTTTTCTCTTATGTTACATCTATATTGAGATTCATATATTGTAATAGTGCTTTCGAATGAACAAGATAAGTTTTGAGAAGTTACTATATCATTTATAAAATTAGCATCATTTAACCCATAAATTGCAGATCCATAATTTATATACCCATACCCATTTCCAGCAGGAGTACCGTCATTTGTAAATATGATCATACCATGTTCATAAATGATATCTCCTACTTTTTCTGAGTTTCTAATTAAAGCACCTTCACCATCATCTGTAATTGATCCACTTTCATAAGATAAAGAAAATGTTCCTGGTTTGATATATTCTCCAAATATATTAGATGGGATAGATAAGATTGCTATTTTATCATTTGAACCTGTAGGGAAATATCTATTAGCTAGTAAAGTATTACATAAATAATTATAAGCATTTGGAGTATAAGCAGTATCAGTAGTTATAGTCCCATCAGGATTAAATGAAGCTGTAGTAACAGGAGATCCATCATCTCCAAAAAGATAATTATAGTAATATAATTCTCTAATAGAGCGATAAACTAAAAATTTATCTTGGGTATAAATGTATCCTGTAGGGTTTGAACCTGAAATCCATAAGGAAGGGTCTGTATTTTCTCCTTCAAATACATCAATACCTGAACCTGTTAATTCAGCAGTAGATCCAAAAGTAAATGATTTATTTACTTTGAATGGTGAGACGACAACGTCCGAAGTTATGAATGGTTTGAAAACGCTCATTCATTCTTAAAAATCTAGTTTTACTCTAATTAAAGCTTCTTTTGTAAAGTCTTTGATTAACGGTCTTGACAATTTAGCTACTGCTAAAAGATCATTTGAATCATTATACATTCCTATAGTTGTAATATAAACTTGAGGATTATTTATAAAATCATCATAAATTACTTCACCTGTTGATCCTGAAATAAAACTTGGATTTTCTGAATAGTTAAATTCACTATTTCTTGCTCTAACAAATATATAATCTGAAGTAATGGTTTCTTGTGAATTTAATGCAAATGAATCTCCTAAACTAATAGCTCTAAATAATCTAGTATTATTTACCCCAGTATCTGCATTACTTGATCTAGTTGGGGAAACATTTATTGACTGGCTTATTGCTAATGGGTTTAATAAAATAGTTCCTAAATCAGGAAATACTAATCCATATGATCCGGATCCAGCTACATATCCACTATTTGGTAAAGAACCAGCAGTTCCATTTGATCCTGAAATCAATTGGAATACTCGGGAGGCACCAATAAATGTATTTACAGGGTTATCTAAAGAATCATCTGTTAAATTAATAATTCCTCCAGATCCTGAGATTTTTAGGTTTAAGGATCCAGGGAAAAGAGATTCTTTATATCTAGCTCTTTCAATAGATAAAACCCAAAAATATGACCCTGTTACTAAATTAGTTCCAGCACCAAAAATAAAATTAGCATTTTCATCTTCTAAAATTAAAGAACGATATTGCCCGTACATTGTTTTTGTATATGAATTTCCAGGAACAGCGGAATTAAACCATGTACTTCCACTTCCTAAAGAATCACAATATACAATATCAAATTGCACAGCAGCTGTATCTTCAGTAGATGCTGTTTGATAAACACTCAAATAATAGTTTCCAGAAGATCCAGCTTCTTGAATTGAAGAAGTATAAAAATCAGTTAATGTTGGGGCCCCAGTTGACCAAAGAGTAGAAGTAATTGAATCACTACTTACTACAAAATCTTCAGGGTCTAATCTTTTAAATGCCATTAGTTATATTTTTAAGCGTTTGTTTTAGTTATTGAAATTGGAATTGTTAAACGAGCTCCACTATCTAATCCTACTACAGTTAATGTAGCAACAAGTTGAGTATTTGAACCAAATAACGTATTTACAGTTGTTGCTCTTAAATTAATTTGAGAACCTATTACTGTAGTAGAAACATTAGTTCCTAATGTAGTTGTTGATGTAGCAGCAGTATTAGCATTTATAGCAGCAGTAGTATTTATACCAATTCCAGTAAATGTGCTCATTAAACGTACATCTGAAATGGTAGCAGCATATCCACTTGTTTCATATGTTTGGCTGTTGCCTAAGAAATTTAATGTTTGAGGGGTAATTGCTAATGAAGCTCCTTGTTTTAATGTTATAGCACTATAACCTAAATCTAGTACAGGTAATTTAGCTGTTCCACGAGGTAAAGTAGCTAATTTATACTTCATGATTTGGGTTTCTTGAGGAAAAGCCTCAAGTAAAGGCATATTTTGAATAGCTTCACCATAAAAAGCAGAACCTGAGGGGTGATTTGGGTTGTATAAAGTGTAATCTATTTCATCATCAGCTAAAGAAAATTGTGTAATTCTAAAAGAACCATCATTTTTAGCTAAAAGTTCTCTACCTTTTGTTGTTAAAATAGCATCAACTGTTACTACTTGGTTATTTAAATATCCCATATTTTATTTTATTATAAATATATTATACTAA